GCTTGTATGAATTTTGATGCTGTTTTGAGAGTTTGCTATGCTATGCAATGACACGTCACCAGGCACCCTCAGGTGCTGGTGACGCGTACTCAGCCATCGGGGGGTTATTATTATTCAGTGTTCTATTCAATTGATGGCCCAGGATTTTGCTATACGCCACTTATTTTGAGTAACAACGCTATGAGGGCCCTAGATTGCACTTTAACCAATATAGTGCCGGGATTCTGCTGTGCAAACTACATAGCTGAATCAGCACTTACATGTTGATATTGTGGGAATGCCATGATACCGGTAGCGCCTGTGTGGTAAATTGTATTGTTTATAACTATGGACGTTACATTAGCCATGAATTAAAATAGGTGATTGCCCTTATATTGTAACTTTAGGTATTTAGTAGCCGTTAGAACGCATTAGCCCTAAGTGTGTTTTGTGATTTTATATGGTGCAGTACTATTATACACAAGATGCCCTTACATTTAAACATTTTAACGAGGATCGTCAAAAGAGTGTTAATACTTATTTACGTTTGTAAGGATTGACAGTTTTAACTTGGATAAGTAGCTTGTGCTTGTAGACATGCTTGGTTTGATGTTAACCAGGTGCTTTATTTTGTTGAATAGTGAGTCGGTCCTGGGCGGTTGTGTCGCCACGATCACTTTTTATGGACCTTGTAAGCTGCGCGTGATAGGATTGGACGAGAGACCCATAACACGTTTCTTAGCCACTACATTCGCTAAATCAGCACAGTAGACGCTGCCAGAAACTGTTTTTTTGTGACCCAGGTACCTAAACGGCAATACTAGTTGACCCTGACCGATTTTGATGGAATGCACCAATTAAATATAATCCACGATAGACATACCGTGGGCTAAAGCTGCTTATGCGGCGCAATAAGATTATTAAGGAGTTACGCTATAAGCTTGTTATGTTATAAATTAACTAACAATGTGAGGGTTTAATGAGACATAACTTGACATCATGCCTAACCTGATTTATACCATTTTTTAAGAAAGCGGAGTACGCGAATTGGTGGCATGCACAAGAGCAGCTAAGTAATGGGATTAATTAGTTGTTAATTTGTTTGACCTGCCACTAGTGGTGAGAATGGTTTTTACTAATTGACGTACTATGATAGGCTTGTTTGTAAAAGCTATGTCTTTTGACAAGAAGTTGCCAGAGCGATAACCTATATCAGGTGCTTTTACAACTAAACCCAGACCGTGGACAATATGCTGAATGGAAA